TGTTCTTGACCTCCTGCCACCAGTGGCACTTGCCCTGCTCGAACTCGACCCGGGTGTAGATCTTGACCGTCTTGGCGCTGCTGCGCCCGCCGGTTGACTCGTAGTCCTCGGCCTCGTCCTCCAGCTCGGCGTACATCGACGGCGGCAGGGCGTCCGGGTAGACCTCTTCCTCGACCACCAGCTCAGTCAGGTTCCCCATGGGGTCCCGACATGCCACGAACTGGTTGAAATGGATGACCCGCAGGCCCTCTTCGCCCACATAGAGCAGCACATTGCCGCCAACCAGCAGGTGCTTGAAGGCTTCGTGCATGGCAGCCCGGCCGCCAGCGGTTTCAAAGACGGACATGACCGCCCGTTCCACCTGGACCAGGGCCGTATCCAGCTCGGTCTTGATCTGCGGCCCTGCTTCTGCAACACGCAGCGACAGGTCGTCGATCTCCAGCTTGAAGAAGCTGGAATTGGGCGGGAACAGGCTGATCAGCAGCTTGCTGGCCAGGTAATTGACGCCCCTGGCGCCCAGGGACTGGTACGGGGTCTTGAGCCGGCCCCTGTCGTTGAAGCCAGCGTCGGGAATCAGGCCAGGGATGGTGACCTTGCTGCAATCGCGGGCCCTTTCCAGGAATGCGTCCCTGTTGCTGACCAGCTGGTGGTAACGGGCCGCGGCGGTGCCCAGCTCCTCTTCGTTGTAGGAGCCGCGTTGACGATCAACGCTGCCGGTCAGGTTCAGGTCCACAAGATCAAGAGGCGGGAATGCTCAAACCACCGGTGCCACCAGCAATGTCAGTGCGCAGCCGGCGGCGGCCAAGCCCTGCGCGAGCAGGGATGCCCATTTGTTGGGCTGCAACGCTGCCTGCAGGCCCAGTTGCGCCAGTTGCGGCGGTGGTGGACGTCATCCGGGCAGCAGTCGGGATGGTCTCGACGGCTGAAGCGGCAACAGATGCGGTCTTTTCCGGGGCCGGTGGGGGCGCAGCTGACGCAATGGCCCGCTGCTCAGCCATCTGCTGACGCTGCAGCTCCATTTGCTGGTCGAACTGCTGCTTCTGCAGGGCCATCTGCTCACGCTGGAGCTGCTCCTGCTGTGCTGCGCGGGCTGCTGCGCCGCCGTCACCACCGCCACCGCCACCGCACATGGATCAAATTGCGTCTTGCTGTTCAAGATAAACGGCTCGCAACATGCGAACCACCTCACGCTTGCCGACGTAGGTCCAGATCGCCCGTTTCCTGGCTGTGATCTCCGGGCATTTCTCCGGGATGACCTCTTCCAGCTTCTTGATGAGGGCCTCGTCAATTGTCGGCCAAAGCGATTCGTCGTTCACTTTTTCTTTTTGGCGGTCTTGGCCGAGTCCTTGAAGGCCTTGGCGGTAGGAGCACCTTTGTCGCCAGGCTTGCGCATTTGCTCGCCAGAGCCAGCTTCAATGCGCTCCCGCTTGCGGTGGATGTTGATGTAAAGCCCGTCCCTGGGATTGGCCATCAGTAGCCCTTCTTGCCGCCGCCGCCTTTGCTGCCTTTGCCGCCCTTTTTCATGAGACCGAGAGATCAGTAATCCCAGCGTACCCGTGGTCGACCGGGCCTGACACCCAAGTGGATGAACCCCTTGGGTGCGCCATAACCCAGGGAGTAGGGCCAGTTCTGGTCAGCCCAATTCTGCAATGTCACAACGGACATGCCGTCCAGGTAGAAGTCAATGGCGCCGGTGTCAGGGGCGTCGTACAGATGCTCCGACCGTGAAGCACCACCAACCATGGCGTTGATCTTGGCTGGCCTGTAGCCAGACGTGATGATCACGGGCTTGCCAAAGTGATCCCTGGCCTTCTGGGCGAACTGACACAGCAACGCAGCGGTGTCGCATTGATGCTGCGCAGTGAAACGACGGTTCTCGGACTGCAGGGCCAGCTCGCCGTAGGTGATGTTGGGCGTGATCTTGTAGCTGAACGACGACCCAGGGGTGAACTTGCCCACCTTGACTGGCGGATCGGCCCGGTACAGCTCGCTGAATGACTCCAGCTGCCCTGGCGTCAGCGTTTCTTGCAGCTGATTCCAGGCTGCGATCTGGTGCGACAACCCCTTGAAGTGCTTGGCGGCGTCAACGAGTCGAATGGCGGCCATGGTTGATGGGGTCTTTCGGGAAAATCTGAACGTTTTTCACGTCAAAAGGCAACTGTTCCCACACGTCGCTCATCATTGCGACCTCCCAGGCCAGCTCTTCAGACGGGGCCAGCACGATGGTCTGAAAGGAACCCTTGGCCCGGCGGCCAGTGGGGCCCATGAACACGCCAGGCAGGCGGATGACCCAGGCCCTAGGCCGCACGGGTGGATCGAGCAGGGATCCAGCTGCCTTTGCCGGCCGCCTTTGGAAGATCAGCGAGCGCAACGCCGAGAAACTGTGCGTCAAGAGCGCCCTCGATATTCCCCATAAAAGCCTCAAGCTCAAGATCCCACAGCTCAGACTTTCTTTCAGCAATCGCACGGTCCTCGTCGATGGCAAGTGATTCGTTCCAATACTGAATCGCGCCCGCCACGGCGTCGAGCCGGTCATCGTGCTGAAGGCAATTGCGGTCAACAGTGATATGGGTCAGCTGGTGGAACAGCTGATACGCCAGCTTGACCTCAACTGCGTCCTCATCCCGGCCGCGGCTGTCGTTTTCGACGACCGAGCGGTTCACGATCAGCCGATGCTGGTTCAAGACGGGCTCCAGAGCCGAGATGATCCGCCGTTCCTTCTGGATGTTGGAGCGCACCGTCTCAATGGTGCAGGGGTGATGGATCCGCAGGTACGGCTTGAGCAGCGATTCGAGCATGCCTTGGCCGAACTGGTCCTCCAGCAGGATCAGGTTGACCTTGTTGCGCTTGGCGGCTTGGGCCAGGCCCTCCAGCACCGTGTCGGTGTAGCCCTCGCGGTAGGCACCGACGTCCAGCAGGAACAGGTTGCCGTTCAGGTGGGCCACGATGGCGTAGGCCGTCTCGTCAGCACCGCGGCCAGACGGGTCAATGAACATGGCCACCCCGTCAAACGGCAGCCAGTCGCCATGGATGTAGGCCGGCCGGTGGTAGTAGTCACCGCTGAAGCCAACTGCTGGCAGGTCGGTGATGCGGAATTCCGCGCCAGACGACCACACCAGCTTTTCTGGGGCGTGGTCTGACACTTCCATGACCATCAAGTCCGACAGGCGCAGCGGGAAGCGCTCCAGGTCGGACAGGCTGGTGTCCAGCTGGAACTGCAACGCAAAGGCGGACTTGCCGTAGCTGACCTCCCGCTCCAGCAGGTCCATCTCGCTGAAACGACCCGGGTCAACGGGCTTGCCTTTGAAGTCAGCAACGCCTTCTTGAACGATGGGGGCCAGCAGGTCGCCGTACTTCTCCGGCTTGTCCGGGTACCGGGCTGGCCAGATGCGGGTGGTGAATCCTTTGTGCAGCAGCTTGTTGTAGATCGACTCCTCGGTCTGCGGGGTGCCGAGGTACATGACCTCCCCGCCGGGCTTGAGGATGGCGTTGTATTCGCCTACTGCCGTCAGCAGCTTCTCCCGCATGCCGACAGACCACGACGTCGTCGGTGTTTCGATGTCATCCGGGATGATCAGGTCCGCACGGGAACCGGTGATCTGGCCAAAGATGCCCACCGATTTGACCGATGGGCTCTTGTCTGGCTTGGCGGGCCCTACGTCAAAGGCATGGACAGCAGCTCGCTGTTCTTCACGCCTTGGTTCCAGGCACTGCAGCACCGGCATGTCCCGGATCAACTGCAAGCAAAAGGTGGTGAAGTTCTTGGCCTCATTGCCAGAGGCCGAGTTGACCATGATCTTCAGCTGTGGGTCGAGCCGTAGCCGCCACAGCACAAAGGCCGCGGCCATCCATGACTTACCGACACCGCGGTAGCCCTGGATGATGCGGCGCTTGGGGCCGTGCTGCATGTACTCAGCGACGTCCAGCTGGATGGGCGTCGGGTCCGGCAGCCCTAGGTGCTTCCAGACGATGCACAGGAAATAGCGAAAGTCCTCATCGAACGGGGCCGGCAGCGGCTGCCATGACGACGAGGACTTCAGCATGACGCCATCAGGCGTTGACGCAGTCGATCACTGCAAAGTTGATGGTCAGTGCTTCCGACAGGGACCCACCAGAAATGTTGGTGACCCGCAGGACAGCAGAGCCAGCACCAGCGCTGATGCACTGAACGGCATAGGAGCCGGCAGTACCACCAGTGCCCTGGTTGCAGATGACGACGTCAGTGCCGCCAATTGAGCTGTTGGTCAAAGTGAACTTGACCGATGCAGCGTCTGCCAGGGCAGCGTTGTGCATGGTGATCACCCCGGTCTTGGTGTTCAGGGTGACGCCAGTGGTCTTGCTGGTGCCTTGGGTAACAGCACCGCCGTAACCGGTGCCAAAACCCACGGCAGGGGCGCTGGCAACAGCTTTGTTGACGGGTGTCGAGATGAAGTAGCCCTGGGGGACGGTGGTCATGGTTTAAGCCGCCTTCCGGCGGGGCATCTGTACCACCTTATCGAGATCTGGCAACGAGGACACCAGGTCCCCAAAGGGTGTGCCTTCCACCGGCTGAGCGCTGATCTGGTTGTCCTTCAAGAACTGCCGCAGCACATTCAGTTCCGACGCAGT